AGCGGCGTATGTCGGGAGTTTGCCAACCATAGCAGACAGGTTCGTAAGCGTTGGAGCGTACGTGATTGTCTGACCAGTGGTGAACTGAACCAACGATGCGATGTTAGCCTTCGTTGCGTTAGCATTGTAGACAGCCCAGAGACAACCATCAATGGACGTGGTTGCATCCGTAGCGTTGTTGAACACAACACGGTCTTCTTCCTTAGCCAAGACATAAGCCATGTCACGGGCAAGGGATGCACCAAAGTCGATGATGCTGTCTTCTGCGAGTTCCTTGGAAACCTGCGTAAGGACGGCTGCCTTCTTTGCTGTCAAGCTAACCTGAGCAAAGGTCATATCGGACAATGTGATTGCCGTATTCTCACCCGGATAGTAGACAGTCGTAGATGCAGTAGCGTTTGGTACACGGAGCGTATCGCTGGACATCGGATAGATGCGGCAGTTCTGACGCGCAATACCAAATTGCTCACGGAGGTAGATAAGGTCGCTGGACAATGGATCTGGAACTGTAAAGCCACCAGCACTGTCTGTGCCTTCGTTTGCCTTGATGTGGTTCTTGACCCAGTCGGTAGCCTTACGGTTGCCCATGATGGAGCGAGCCCACTGACCCCAAGCGTAAGCCTTGTAGTTGCGCTCTTCAGCAGTATCACCGGGGAGGAGGTCGGTGATGCGCTTTGATACGCCGCCGGACTTCCATGGCTTGTCTTCTACAGGAGCGGAAGCAACAGGAGCGGTAACGCCGAGGCTCTTGATGGTCTCAATGCGCTCTTCGATGTTCTTTGCCTCAGCCATCAGGGACTTGACTTGTGCAAGGTCTCCATCACCAGCTGCGAGTTCACGAGCGGAAGCGAGAAAACCTTCACGCTTGGCTTGTAGTTGTTCGATATTCATAGTTGTTTTAGCAACTCCAAACGGGCAAGCAGTTCAGCTCGCTCGTTTACATCAGTGGCTTTCGCCTCGACTACGAGATCCGGTTGCGTCTCTGGCTGGTCTGCGTCCCGCAGTGAATCCCAGACAACAGGGGCAAGGCGCTTTGCGCTTGACCGGCTAAGACCGACTGCATCCCGCAGCCGACGCTCTACACCCCGTAGAGATACAGGGTGAATACATTTTTTACCGTGCATGGCATAGAGAGCCTTTGCACGTTCTGCGAAAGCATCGATCAAGGCATTAGCCATGTCTGCACTTTCGATCACTTCCATAGCACCAGAAAGCGCATCCCAGTAGGCTTCAAGCCCTTCGTGGATAAGTTCGCCTTCGGCTTCCTTGAAGATATCAGCTGCATACTCGGCGGCTGATTGTTCAGGCATAGGAGCCATAACCATCTCTTCTTCTTCCATGATAGGCTCCATGCCGTACATCTCCTCCAGGCTCTTGACTGAGTTCCGATATTCGGCAGGTGTAGGCGTGATGCTTGCCTCTGCAATACACCAGCGGGTAATCTCGCTTGCCTTGCCTACGCTCTTGCGCTCAACCATATGACCAGCAGCACCAGACGAGTAACCCATCTTGCCCTGCTTGCAAAGTTTGGCGATCATGTTCCCGTATTCATCAGCCATATCTAACTGCGCTTCGTACCAGAGCCCGGTTTCGTCCATCTTGACGTAACCAGTACCGATGGACTTCTTGCCAACGATTTTATCCATGCCGTGGTGATAATAAAGATTCAACGGGACACGCTGACCGGCTTTGATGGGAAATCCAAAGTCTGTCTGAGGTGTGAAGTAATCACCCTCTAGGTCGGTTGCATCAGGAGAGCCAAAGCGCACAAGGTAGCCTTTGACGCTTCCTAATCGGTCACTCTTTATCGCATCACTGTAGACGGTTAGCAGGTCCATGTGCTAAGTATCCCACACACCCTACAGGAGGCTACGTAGTGGCAGTACACGGGTTGTAGGTCCCCAGTCTTGGTTCTGCTCCACTTGCACGAAATCAGCAAGCGGTTTGCCGTCCATGTACATCTGATAGCGTGTCGGTCCCATGATGGCCATCTTGTCTGCTTCCGACAGACCAGCAAGGATTCGATCAGGTGTTGCTACCGCTGGGCGTGTATCAGGGATAGACGAATCCCCGGTAATCTCTGCCCATGACAAGGTTTCAGGAATCATTACGCACCGGCAGTTCGGATGACTAGGCATGATTTCATCTGTCTTGTGTAGTGTGCCAGACAAAGCCAGACAGGCAAGACATACTCGGCTATCTTGGGTGGCTTGCCGTCGGTATCCTTGTACCGCTGGGTTCTGCGTATAGAGTTGCCGTTGCGCTTCTCTGGCGCTTCGTATCATCTCTGTACGGGCTATCGTCTCGGCACGTTGCCTGCCGATGTCAGCCGCCTTGCGTACACGCCGTGCTACTGTTCGTGGCCCTTCACCAAGGCTGATGCCTTGTACCAAAGCCATCTGCATAGCATCGGTTGTTACCTGCGGAATGGTTTCAAATAGGACACCCAGAGGGCTTCCATCACCCGAAAAACCGACAAAGGCTTGCAGCTGTTCGTTGGGTAGGTTTGTCCATGAACTGCCGAGTGAGACGTTAGCCGGTTTACGACCTGCCGCCGCTTCAACCAAGCTGCTGCTCGTCTCATTCGCAAGGATGGCGCTTTCGAGTTGTCCATCGGCAGTTATCTGTGCCCCCTCGATTGAAAACTTTTTGAGGTTACGTCCTAACTCTTCTATGTTGTCAATAATGCGCTGTCGCATCCAGAGGATGGTTTCGGATGGCGGTTCACCGTTTGCTTCACGCTCGGCGATGCGTCCCTCTAGTGCTTCAAGCTCATCGATGCTTGCCTTGGTGGCTGCCTTGTAAGCCCGTTGCATACGGCTGATGGCTACGCCTTCACGCTCCAGTAAGTCATTCCTAAACTTCTGTGATGCGGCATAGATTCTGCCCGTACCATCGTCTACTCGCTTGAATGAGCCTCCATCAGCTCGTACCCGTAAAAAGGGTGGCTCTTGTACACTACCCCCGGAGTGCAACAATCAAGGCTCTTGCCTTCATCGCCCTGTATCTGGTTGCGCTTGGATGTAGCCCAGCGGAACCCAGCATCCCCGCCCCACAAGTCCCAGGCTACACGCCCAGCCGATGGAAAGCCAGACTCACCAGCGTTGAAGCCTTCAGCCTGCTTATCTACTTCATGGCGTGAGAAGAACGAATACATTCGCAAGATGGTGTCTTCGGATAACTGCTCACCGTTTACGATTTGGTTTGCTCTTGCGAGTCCTACCCGTGTCCCACCATCAAAGCCCTCAGCCTTCCAATCAAGCGCACGTTGAGCCGCTTCCTTCATGGATGCTGTCGGGCGGTACTTGATCTCATAAGACCGAATCGCAGGAGCGTCGGGAGCGTCCGTGCTTTGTACCGGGATTGCCTGTGGGTGTAGCTGTCCTTCATCCTGTGGCACGGCTTCAAGACCAGCAATGCGCTTTGCTTCCGCCCTATCGATGATGCCAGCCTTGTACAAACGCTCTGCCCGCTCAGCTTCCGCTGAAAGGTCATCAGCCAAAGCACGGACACCTTCAAGGTCATACTGAATGTAGTCACCCTGCTGGGTCTCTGGATACTCTGGCAGGAGGTCGGCGGTAATCGCATCAGCCAAGACACGGAGCAAAGGCACCATGCCATCCTCCCACGCTGCCTGCTGTGCCCGCTCAAAGTTATTGTAGGTAGAACGCTCTAGACCAGCACCAAGACCCAAGACCATGGGATTGAGTCCAAGGGCTGAACAGATACGCTCCTCAGGTACGCGTCTCACAGAATCCAACGCAAGCTCAGACGGTGTCAGGCTTACCCTGTCCATCTTGTAGGCTCCGGTCATCACCACGATGCCGCCGCTACCATCCCCGCTTAGGTCTTCATGCAGTTGCCGCTTGACCTGCCGTGCATCGTCCATGCTGATGTCTACGGTCTGGTCTTTGGCATCAGGCCCAACGATAAGCGACGGCATCGCGCCATTCGCCAGCAGTCCCCATGCGGTCGTTGATGCGGTGTTGTCTGTTGCAATCTCGCGCAAGACAGCGGTTACCGGGCTACGTCCAAGGCGGATGTCGGAAGGCTCTCTGCCGTACCGGATATGGATGATGTCAGATACCGGGATATCGAAAGACCGACCATCCGTGGTGTAGACATAATGCGTCAAAGGGTTTACACCGTTACCGACAGGGCGCACCATGTCTTGTGGCAAGAACTGCAAAGCGGTCACCACACCACGGGTTGTGCTTCTAATCTTTCGCAGATAGGTATTGCCGAACAGTTTATAGTCTTGGATAACCCAGCTCCAAAATAAACTACCCATGACCATTGGATCAGGTTGCGCCATAAGAGCGATTACCGGGTGGTCTTCTACAGGCTCCGCTTGCTGGCTGTCTACAGGGCGGTAGTACTTGACTGTGGCTTGAGGGTAGTTACGGATGTACCAGTCAATGGCTGATGCAATGATACCGTTTAGCCCAAGGTCTCCCGCTACTCTTGCCCAGTCTTTGGTACTCCCCGGAAGCGCACGGCGCAACAGCGTTTGCAGCTGACCGGAGCCATAGCCGGTTAGGTAGACATCACGGGACTGACTAAGCGGTAACGGCAAAGCCTGTGTCGGGTTTGCTACGGCTTTATTGCCAAGGAA